TTCCGGCATCCTTCAGGTCCAACAGCGCTTTGTAGAGGATAAGGACGTAACAAAGGCTGGGTTCACCAATTTGATGTTCGACGGCATGACAATCAGCGCTGACGATTATGTTCCATCTGGTTATTTCTTTGCAATAAATTCAAAACATTACGGCTGGGCCATTCATAAAGATGGATTTTTCCAGAGAACCCCCTGGGGTGATATGACCAATGCTCCAAGTGGTATTGCCGGAAAGACCATGAAAATTTTCGCCGATCTTAATCAAGTGGTCAACAACCGTAAGGCCCATGCTGGCCATAGCAACCTTAGTTAAGGTAAAGGAGTAAAAAACAATGCAACATTTACAAACAGGCGGTTTTATACAGGATATTTACAAACAGTCTGCAACTCAACTACACGATTTAGATACCGTTAATATTCTAAAAGATGGAAGGATGTTTGCATACGCGCTTGCCGGAACAACGGCCCTAGACGTATCAAAAGTCAACCAGGCATCAGCCCCGGTTTCCACTGCAAACAACGAGGCCCTTCCGGCAACTGGCGCTGCGGCTATTGGGGCAACAGAGGTAATTGTTACCTTTGGTGCCGCCGTGGTGGCCGACCAGTATAAAAATGGTTGGCTGTGGGCTAACGACGCCACGGGAGAAGGACACCTTTATCGGGTCAAGGGTCACGCTGCGGGGACTGCCACCGTCACCATATATCTCAAAGACCCTATTCGGACAACCGCGCTTGCTGCGTCAACATCGGAAGTGACACTCATTGCAAACCGGCAAAACGGATTGATCGTATGTCCTACTACCCTTACCGGTCTGGTAACGGGAGTAAATCCAATTCCGGTAACGGCAAGTTATTATTTCTGGAATCAGGTAAAGGGTCCGGCTGTGGTTCTTGTTGATACCGGGGCCACTATTGTGGTCGGTAATCATGTTACCATAGGCGGCACTGCTGCGGGGTCTGTGGGGCCGTTGGCCACGGATTCTATTTTGCCAGTTCTGGGAACGGTAATGTCTGTTAATGTGGCAACCGAATATGCCCTGATCAATTTGGATATTCCTGGATATTAATAAATTACAGGGGAGGGGGTTATGCTTCCTCCCCATTTTAGGAGTTAGCCAATGTCAATAGCTTCGACATTTGTGGGACGCTCAGTAATGGGCAACGAGTGTATGACGTGGGGGACTTATACCGATTCGGGCGCGGCAACGGAAGGTAATATAGACACAAAACTTCATTTGTGCACCAGGATGTTTTTGCAGCCGCACGGTGCAACCGTTTCAACGAATGCATCGGTTATAAACGAAACCCTTCCGGTGGCGGGGTCTGCCGTAACCATAAGATGCGATGCGTCGCAAACAGGCATGTGGTATGCCTGGGGCGACATGTTTGCCTAGGGAGGGGGTAATTATTATGGCATTTTCTTTTACTAAAGACAACGAGTCAGTTGCCGGTGATATTAGGGTTACCGGTGGAACCTTTACGAACGCCGGTGGTTCAACTGGTGGAGATATTCGTACCGGTATGGGTAAAACGCAAGGTATGATTTTACAGCAAAAAGGGTCCGCTGTAATTGCCTCGCAAGCAGTTGTAAACGAGACCTTCCCCCTTGGTGACCCTTTAACGATTGTCACCGCCTCCGACACCTCCGGGTATTGGCTAGCGTTTGGTTATTAAAGGAGGTTCTAATGGGGGTATCAGTAAACTCAAAAGAATACAGTGTCTTTGGCCGTAAGGCTGTGGTCACCGCAGACCTTGCCTTGTCTGGGACTTATACTAACGGCGGACTTTCAATAAACACGGATCAACTTTTTGGGATTCACGATGTAGACATGGGCTTGTTTGAACCACAAAACGGGGTTTCTTTTATATTTGATGTCACCAACGACAAGATCAAGATATTTGCACCTGCTCAACCGATCCAATACGAGGAACATTCGGTCCTCGATTCGTCCTATCAATATCAAACCAAATATCCCGCCGCATTTTTCATGAACGTGGCGGGGGTCGGCGAAAACATAAAATTCAGGTCTACAGGAATTGCCAAGGCGTCACTGACGGCGGGGGAATGTTGCCTTGCCGCGCAAATGGCAGCAGGGTCTTTAACCACTTTAACAGTAAGCCCCATTAACCAAGTCACAGACGCCTATAGTGCTATCGGTGTTGGAACCGGCTGGACGGCGGGTACTGATTGGTCGTTCGCTGGAAACAAGGCGGTAAAGGCTGCTGGTGCTGGTTCTGGAACCCTAACACTTGACGAGACCTTTCCTCTGGCCGGCCACACCTATCGAGTGACCTACACAGTTTCCGCAACAACCGCCGAAGGTTTCACTATGTCTATTGGTGGAACTTCCGGGACAGCCGTGGCGGGAGACGGAACCTATACAGAGGACATTCTGGCAATTACTTCGGCTGGGAAACTTACGTTTACTCCCACGACCGACCTTAGCGCCTTCAGCCTGGACGATATTTTTGTTTATGACCTTGACGTTTATACTACCTATGTTACCCAGGCTTGGAAAGATGTTTGGGATAATGTGATTCAAGACGAAGCCCTAACCCTGGCAACCGGGGCGAACAACCTGGCGTCAGGTAATAAAATCCTTGCCTGTATGTATATTGATCAAACCACCGCCACCGCGGCAGCGCTTACGATGATTGATAGCGACGATACAGCAGCAAGTGGCGAAATTGATCTTCTTTTTAATTCGGCAACCGCACAACTAACAGCGCATGCGGACCAAAACGCAAAGGCCGTAAAAACCACCTACGTAAAAGTTCCTACCTCTGGTTTTCTGTTTGATCGTTTATTTACAAACGAGACCACCACCAAGGAAGGAGTCGATCCATATCGAAACATCCTGGCAAAACCACTCTTGTTGTGGGGGTATACCGGGCAATATCCGGTGAACGGACAAACGACCCAGAGGTTGATTGACTGGACCTCTACTCCCGCAGCGGGACAGGCCACAATTGACTGGTTTAACCCCTCGATACGGGGACACGCCAGTACACCAACCGGAGCCGGCGCTGAACACAACCATGCCGGGGCTGTAGGTGGAACAACTGCTGCCGGAGCATCACATAACCATACGTTTACCGGAACAACTCCTCTTTCTGCTCTTGACTTGGCTGCACCGGTTTTTTCTGGTACAGGCCTTACGGCGGCAGGGCAGGTAATGACAACCACTGACAACCAAACCATGACAGTGAATCAATGCGCTGGAATGTGGCTAATTCCAATAACAGGGGCAAGTGCGCCCATGTTAATTTTAAGCAATACCGCTGTCACGGGAGCTCCTGCTGTTTTCACTGTTCAGGGAATTGCCTCCACAGATGCCGGAACATATAAGGTCGTGACATCGCTCGCCCCGGTTGGCACCAACACCGCTGAGGCAACACATACCCACGCCGCAACCGGACTAACATCAACCAACACCGCCGAGTCTGCGCACACACACGTTATTTCAAAATCAACCGCCATAGGGTCAATTATTGATCTCAAGTCGAATTTGACCGGAACGGCGGCTGGTGTTTGGGGATCTACCGATGAAATCGTAACAATTCCCCTAGAGTTGGACGAAGTAGACGTGTCTTTATTCACATCACTAAAAGTTATATTTATAGGGTCATGATTATGGCTGTTAAAAGAGTTTTAGACACAGGGCAGTACCAGGGATTATCTTCAGATGAAAAACCTGGCGCAACCAACGGATCAGTTTTTCATATTATTGATACCGGCGAACAGTACATCATGCACGATGATATGTGGGAACCGGACCGAAGGTTAATTTACGCAGTTCAACAAGCAGGTCTTTAATCCTGCATAAGGAGAAAAAATATGTACGCAAAGACAAAAGCTGGAGTATCTGTTGTACCTATCGCGGATACCGACTATGCACTTTTTACAAAACAAATCGGCAATCCTTTTTACGAAAACCGCAGGAATATTTATATTGCGGCGAATCAAACTGGGTGCGTCTGGACCGTTGGCCTGGCGACAACCTATACAGGATTATGCCTGAGTAATCCGCTCGGATCAGGCAAAAACTTGTCTATCCTTGGCGTGTCCCATCAAGAGGTCGTTGCTCCTACCGGGATAGCAGCGGTGTATCTTGCCGGCCTTTACCATGCAACCGCTGTAACGCAAAGCGTACCCTCTACGATTATGCGGGCCAGTATTTGCTCGGCTACTGCTGCTTCAGTAGCTTTGGCCGCCACCGGTGCCACCCTTCCGGCAGCTCCAGAAATTCTCTTGAACCTTACCGCCGGTCATACCTCCGGCGCATTATCAACGTCTGCAAATCCCGCTTATATCCCACTCAATGGTATAA